TTAAAAGATTAAAAGAGTTTGCCAATTACAGTAAGCGCAACAATTTGGTAAATGAAGATACAGCAGAAATAGTGGAAGCAGTCTCTCAGCGTATTTCTAGTATTAGAGAATCAATTAACAAACTTAAAGGTTGTAAATGCTACAACGAAACAAAAGAGAAGTTTGAAGCAAAAGAAGTTAAGATCAACGAAACAGATCGTACAAAACTTCGTAACCAGTTTACAGTACGCACATTTGACGAAAGTCTAGATGATGCGCTACCGTATGTAAATGCATTAGTTAAAGAGATGAAAAGTCTTAAAGAGCGTGATGCATTTGCGGCAGAGACACTGGATAGTCTAGTCAATACTATTATAGGTATGGACAAAGTAAGACTACGCAAAGGTGTTGACGTCAGAAGCGATCCTGAAAATCCAATGGCTAATTCAAATATGAAAGACAAGTCACTTAACGTACAGTTGGGTGCGGCAGCTAGTTATCTAGCAGGCGTAATCGATGGCGGTAAAGATCAGGATCAGCTCGCAGTATTGTTGTCAAGATTTGACGATGAGGTTGACAATATCAAAGATGGTGCTATGTTAAAGAAAGCAGTTCTTGCTATCAAAACATTAGTGTCTAAGACAAAACAACCAGCGAGCGAAACCCGTGTACCTAGTGAACCAATTGAAAATACATTTGAACACGCATTTGAAAAATACGATTTCAATAAAATATTCGGTTGACAGGCACACAAAAAACACATATACTAGTGACTATATGTTAGTAGTCACAAAGGCATACTTAGGCATAAAACATAGGCAAATTATAGGAGAATAACTATGGCAACATTGGCAGAAATTCGAGCAAAACTACAAGCATCAGAGGGCGGCAATCGTAGCAGCTCAGGTGGAGGAGGCGATAACGCTATCTTCCCATTTTGGAATATCCCAGAAAATTCAACAAGTGTATTACGCTTCTTACCAGATGGTGATGCAAGCAACACATACTTTTGGCGTGAGCGTCAAATGATTCGTTTGGAATTTGCTGGAGTGAAAGGCGATCCTAACAGTCGTCGAGTTACAGTAAACGTTCCGTGTAATGAAATGTGGGGACCGGTGGGCAGTTGCCCAGTACTATCGGAAGTACGTAACTGGTTTAAAGATCCTGCACTAGAAGACATGGGTCGTAAGTATTGGAAGAAACGTAGTTACGTATTCCAAGGCTTTGTGGCTGAAAACAGTCTACAAGAAGATACTACTCCCGACAATCCAATTCGTAGGTTTATCATCAATCCAAGCATCTTTAATATTATCAAAGGCGCACTAATGGATAGTGATTTCACAGAACTTCCTACAGATATTGAACAAGGTACTGATTTCCGTCTTACTAAGACAACAAAAGGTCAGTATGCAGATTATTCAACATCTAGCTGGAGTCGTAGAGAGCGTAGTTTAGACAGTAACGAACGTGCAGCGATCGACACTCATGGATTGTTTAATCTAAATGATTTCCTTCCCAAACAACCAACGGAAGCTGAATTGACTGCAATTGGTCAAATGTTTGAAGCAAGTGTTGATGGTCAAATGTATGATCCAGAATTGTTCGGTAACTTTTATCGTCCGGCTGGTGTACAAATTGATACATCAAACAGTGCGCCAAATAATTCAGCAGCCAAGCCTGCGGCACAAAGTGTCCCGCAACCAACACCAGCGCCTGCAACAACAGCGGCTCCGGTAGTAGAGGCAGCACCAACTCCTGTCACACCGCCTGCACAACAAGAAGCAGTAGCGGCGGCAGTAGCGGCTACAGCACCAGCAGGTAATGATAGCGGTGAAAAGCCAAGTGCGCAAGATATCTTAGCAGCAATTCGCAATCGCGGAGCATAATCAAAACATCTAACACAGTAGGCGGCAATAGTCGCCTACATTATATTCTTGGAGAAATTAATGGCAAAGCCTTTTGACGTAAGTAAATTCCGCAAAAGTATTACTAAAGCGGTGCCCGGACTAAGTGTTGGGTTTAATGATCCGGACACATGGATCAGTACAGGTAATTACACACTAAACAAACTAATCAGTGGAGAATTTGAAAAAGGTATTCCGCTGGGTAAAGTAACAGTACTCGCAGGAGAATCGGGCGCAGGTAAAAGTTATATTGCAGCAGGTAATGTAATCAAGTCAGCACAAGAGCAAGGTATCTTTGTAGTACTAATCGACAGTGAAAACGCACTGGATGAAAAGTGGCTACATGCACTAGAAGTAGACACAGCAGAAGATAAACTACTCAAACTTAATATGAGTATGATTGACGATGTTGCTAGAACTATCAGTGACTTTATGAAAGACTACAAAGCAGAATACACAGACAAAGCACACGAAGATCGTCCTAAAGTATTATTTGTAGTTGACTCGTTGGGTATGCTACTAACACCTACTGATGTTGATCAGTTTCAAAAAGGTGATATGAAAGGTGATATGGGTCGTAAGCCCAAAGCACTAACATCACTAGTTCGTAACACAGTTAACATGTTTGGTGAATTTAACGTAGGACTACTAGCAACTAACCATACATATGCAAGTCAAGATATGTTTGATCCAGATGATAAGATTTCAGGCGGACAAGGCTTTATCTATGCATCAAGTATTGTTATCGCTATGCGTAAACTAAAACTAAAAGTAGATGCAGACGGTAACAAAACATCACAAGTACATGGTATTAGAGCAGCGTGTAAAGTAATGAAAACACGTTATGCTAAACCTTTTGAAAGTGTACAAGTAGAGATCCCATACGAAACTGGAATGAGCCCATATAGTGGACTTGTTGAATTCTTTGAAGCAAAAGAGATTCTAAAGAAAAGCGGTAACAGTTTAGAATACACTAGCCCTACAACAGGCGAAGTAATCAAAATGTTCCGTAAGCCTTGGAATGCTAATAAGGACGGGGCGTTGGATCTTATTATGAGAGAATGGGACGACGAAGTCGTAGACGCTGTAGAAGAACTTCTGGAGGTAAATATCGAGGATACATTACCAGAGGAAGATACAATAAATGAAAATGAGTGATAGTGAAATAACTGCATATGTAGATATGTGGCTTAGTATTAAACCATACATTACTGCAAAAGATCGTGAAGTAGCATGTGAAAAGTTTCTTAGTATAATTAACGAAAACATTGCAGATCTAAGTGAAGTCGGTGACGAATGGTTTGGTTATGACTCAACACTAGATAGAGTAATTAGAGATGCTTATTATGAGGATGCTTATGATGACATCGACGAAGACTCTGATATAAATGATGATTGGCAATGAGCTGGTATAGTAAAGTAAAGCAAAACATAGCTAACATTGTTCCTGCAATTGATTATTTCGAAACACAACTAGATGAAGCAAGATTAGACTGCGGACTCAAAGGCAATGTGGAAAGACATTCACGTGACATGCCTGGTATAGTTGAGTATCGATTTAATCAGTTACAGGAACTAGAAGCTATACTTGAACATCTTAATATTGAGATGCGCAGTATTCGCAACAAACATTATCGCAAATATCTAGAAGGATACAATAAAGCACTTTCGAGTAGAGATGCTGAAAAGTATGCTGACAGCGAAAGTGAAGTGATTGACCAGCAACATATCATCAACGAAGTAGCACTAATCCGTAATAAGTTTATGGGATTAATCAAAGCTATTGACGCCAAGCAGTTTCAAATTAATAATATTGTGAAACTACGTGCAGCAGGCTTGGAAGATGTTAGCCTGTGAATTGGATGGAAATTGATAAGTTACTGTACAGTATGATTCCTTTGTATGAGGATAGAGAACTACTGTACAGTGATATCAAAAAGAAATTCAATTGGAATGATAGCCAAGTTAAAGCGGCAGTAGATCCTATACTCAACCGTAAATTAGTAGAGCTAAAACAAACAAAAGACAAACCGAAAGCCAAGGCCAAAGACAAACCCAAAGACAAGGCCAAAGCCAAGGCCAAAGCAGCTAAACCTAAAAAGGCTAAAGCAGCTAAAAAATCTAATTTATAAATAGTTTTATGAAAAGCATCGCTTATACTTGGAATCAATTTGACGAATCTGTAAATGGCGAAATAGTAATGTCTGCATTAGATGATTTTTATGGAGTATTACGCAATGCCGGAATACACAAGCAAATTTTAGAACTAGAACGCAAATGTGAATTTGATGTTGTGTATTATACAAATCGATTTGATAATTTAGCAACCCTTGAGAAGTCAGCTCGTCAAACAGATATACAAACCAATACTGTGTACAATTTAGATCATGAAGCTGTTTGTTTCTATTGTCGCAGCATCACATTTTCAACTATGAGCATGTTACATAGATACAAAGACATTGTGATGAAAAATCCAGATTACAACAATGATATGGTATTCAATAGTTATCTAATTAATTCAGGTATACACAAGGCGGTAATCCAATGAGTAGTCTAGAATATAAGATAGAGGCTGATTTATCGAATTTAAAAAACATTGCGGTTTGTATTAGTGGAGAACCTAGAACATATAATATGTGCGCAGAAAGTATAA